CGCCGAGGACAAGCGTTGCCATGTCGGGGTCTCAGCGTTGCGGGAACAGGAAGGCGAAGGCGATGCGCCGCCGCCAGCTTGGGGTGAGCGGTTCCTCGATCACGCCGAGCCGCTCGTAGGCGTGCAGGAAGCTGTCAGGCCCGGTGAGGATCCCGACATGCTTGGCGATGGCGTGCGGCTTCATGCGGAAGAGGACCAGAGCGCCGGGGCCGGCAGCCACCGGTTCAACCTCGATCATCATGCGCCGCGCGCCGTCGGCCAGCACCTCGCGCGGCCTGGTCTCGCCCCAGTCCCGGCTGTAGGCCGGGATCGGGAACGGCTCGGGGCCGACGACCTCGCGCCAGACACCGCGCGCCAGCCCAAGGCAGTCGCAGCCGACACCGCGGCGGCTCGCCTGATCATGATACGGCGTGCCGAGCCAGGACCGTGCGATGGCGATGACGCGGGTGGGGTCGGCGGAGGTCATAGCACGGACCCTTCGTGGCCGCCGTCCTTCGTGGCGTAACGGAGCACCGCGTCCTGGCCGGGGATGTGCGGGAAGCCGCGGAAGTTGGCGGTGTTGGCGAACTTCGCGCCGCAGGTCTCCATGCGCTTGTCGCAGCCCGCGTGGATGGTGAAGGCATCGTCCTCGGCGATCAAACGCACCGGCGCTTCGAGCAGGGTCAGCACAGCGATGCCGTCCGTCACGTCATGGCCCAGCACCTCGGTGCACCGCCCCGCGTTCGCGCCGCTCGTCCAGTCCAGCGTGCCGAAGGTGAACCAGCCGGAGGCGAAGTCCCCGAGGCCCGAGGCGGTGAAGGCTCGGTCGCGCAGAAGGTCGATCACGGCGCCTGTGCCCTTGTAGGTCGGATCCTCCAGATCGACGTCGCAGCGCGCGTCCCCGAGCGCAGCATCGCAGGTCGCCTGGAACGTCCGCCCGACCGTCTGGCCGAGCAGATGGGCGAGCGAGCGCACCTCGGCGACGAAGGCCAGCCGACCGCGCCGGATCTGGCCGATGGCCCCGCGCCGCATCAACACGCGCTGGCTCGTGTCGGCCCAGTTCACCCGCCAGACCTCGACCTCGGCGTTGTCCCAGCGGCCATCGAGAATGTCGGTCTCGGTGATCCTGTCGGAGGTCAGCACGCCCTCGGCGTCCTGCGCATCGACCGACAGGTCGGTCCCCGAGCGGACCTCGGAGGCCGTCAGCCCGCTCTCGGGCTCGAAGTCTGTGCCGTCGAAACTCAGCGTCCGGTCGTGGTCGGTGAAGCCGAAAGTGACGCCGTCCGCCCGTGTGATGCGCCAGCACCAGGCGAGCGTCGTCGTGCCCTCGTCGAGAAGGGCCTGCAGCGCGGGCGGGAGGGATTTCATCGGCAGGTTCCTGTCATGCGGTCGTCGAGATCGGCGATCCAGTCCGCCCATGCGGACGGCACCTCCGCCACGGTCTCGGCAGGCGGTCGGGCGAGCCGCGCCTCGGCATAGGACGCACAGCCCGCATCACCACCGCCCATCGTTGCGGCGCAGCCGCTCAGCAGGATCGCCAGCACCGCGGCCATCACGAACCGCGTCGCGCCCGCGTTCGACCTTCTCGATCGTCTCTTCCATTGCATCGCGTTCCGCATCCCGTTTGCCAGCGCGCTCCCCTTCCACGCGCCCCCAGACCCGGCCGAGGACGACGCCCCCGACCGCACCCAGAACCGCGACCAGCCAGATGAGGAGATCAGCCATCGTCCCGCTCCCCGCGCGCGGCGACGCAGAGAGCGGCGATTAAGACGCCGAGGCAGCCTCCCACGACCAGACCCGCGAGAAACTCAAGCATCGCCACGGAACCCGCGCTCGATCCGGTCCCGCAGACCTATGAGACCCAGACCGAGGAACATCAGCCCTGCGGGCGAGGCGTCGCCAGAGCCAGCGAGCATCGCGACGAGGCGGGAGAACTCACTGAGTGGGCCAGTGGTGGGCAGCGCAAGGGAGGCGATGCCGGTGAGCATGGCGAGCAGTCCCGCCCACCATGTGAGCGAGTTGGGGCGAACGTAGCGCATGGGTCAGGCCCTCCGGATCAGGGTAGAGACAAAGGCGGTCAGCCGGGCGAGCCAGCTGGTTGACGCGTCTGGCACAGGCTCAAAGACCGGCGGCGTCGGCGACGGCCCGCGAGCCAGGGCCAGAGCCTCATCCTCGGTCAGGCGACGGATCGGTCGCGAGAAGTCCACGCGGCCCGTGCGATCCACTGGCCAGACCGGGATCGTGCCGCCGGGATAGCGGCCATGACGGAACAGATCTCTCTCGGCCTCCCTCCGCGGAATGATCGAAGCCGGTCGCCGCCAGTTCAGAAACGCGTTGGCGGCCGCCACGCGATTACCGGCATTCAGGTTTCGGGTCAGAGCAGCCTTGGCGATGCCGCCGGTGTTGTAGTGGAAGCTGACCAGCGCATCGAACTCGTGCGTCGCCAGCGGCACCTTCACGGCGCGCAGGACGGCGGCCTCGTAGCGCGCGAGGTCGATTCGGAAGACCCGGAACGCCTCGCGGATCCCGGCATCCAGGTCAGCCGGCATGCCGCGCGGCATGGTGGACGGATCGGGCGGCCCGGCCGCAGCCGTGTGGCCGATGCCGAAGGTCCAGACCTGTTTCACATCGAGATAGGGTCCAGGCACGAGTCCCTCGTGCCGGACGAGGGCCAGAAGGCCCCGATCGGTCATGTGCATGGGATTACCGGAGGAGCGAGAGGATCAGGATCAATGCGGCGACGGCGAGGCCAATGCGTAGACGGTGGCGGAAGGCCTGCCGGGGGTCGGCGGGGTCGCAGCGGAGGGCGCGCGCGAGGCGGAGAAGTTCATTCATCGCCGTCGCCTTCGTTGGCGCGGCGCAGGCGGGCGAGCAGCATTTCGATGAAGGCCGGCCCGAAGACGCCGACAAGATAGGCGGCCGAGCCCGCCGCCCCGCCCGCGGGGATCGCCTCGGGCGGCAGGCTTAGCCAGGCAGTGATCACGGCCATGGAGAGGCTGCCCATCCCGGCCGCGATCAGACCGCCGAGCAGGATGTGGCGAAGCGCGTCGCGCAGCCGCATCTTCGTGGTCAGCGCGTTCGTGGCGCCGCCGAGCGCGCCCCAGGCGGCGAGGATCACGGCCGTCGAGGCCGCAAGCTCACGCAGCACGGCGGCCACGAAGCTGCCGGTGTCGTTCATCGTCGGATCTCCAGAAGCGGGATGGAGGTGATCGAGCCGAGCCGCTCGAGGTTGAGCGTCACGTCGAGCACATCGGTGTCGAAGCGGACCGGCACGTCGAACTCGAACCCCGCGGTGATCGCGACGCCAGCGCCCGGCGCGGCGCCGAAGGTGACGACACCGGTGGCGGTGTCGACCGACCAGCCGGAGGGCTGCTCGACGCCCGCCAGCGCGATGCGCACGGTTCCGGTCACCGGCTTGGCGATGGCGCGCGTCCACGACTGGGCGCCCGAGGCGTAGCGCTTTACCAGCTGGAAGGCGGTCGTCGCGCCGTCGCCGGTGCCGATCGCCTGATCGGTGGACGATGGCGAGCCCGAGGGCAGGCAGGACTTGTGGTCGCCCCAGTCCTTGAAGCGGAAACCGTGGAGCCGACCGTTGCGCGCTTCGAAGAAGGCGACGACCGCTGCCAGATCGTCGGCGCGGCGGATACCGTAGGCGACATCGTAGCGGCGGCGCGAATTGGCCCAGCTGGCGTTGCGCTCCTCGTCGCCCGAGGCGAGCTCGACAATCTGCGTGCGCCGTTCCGGCCCGCCCCGTGCGCCCCGGCTGATGTTGTCGGGAAATCGGACCTCGTGAAACGCCATCACATGCCCCTCCGCCCGAGCGATACGGCGCGGGCGATGTCGGCTGCAACCTGCGTGCGGGACTGCCGGAAGCTCTCGGCGTCACGCGCCATGATGGTGACGTTGACGCCGCCGCCCGCGCCGTAGCTCTGCGCTTCCCGCCGCGATAGCACCCGCTCGCCGCGCTGCAGGATCGCGGGGACTTCGTCGTGACGTAGTCCCGCCATGCCGCCTAAATGCATTCGCGGGGCGGCAGCGAAAGCCATTGCTGGGACCACGCGCGACGGACCCGCGGAGCCCACCATGCCGCCCGCATGCAGGACGTTGGCGAAGATGCCGCCCGCGCCACCGAGCGCGCCGGAGAGCGCATTGGCGATCGGCCCGAGGATGAACCGCCGCGCCGCGAGTTGGGCGAGATCGGCGAGCAGCGAGGTGACCAGATCACGAAAGTTCAGCTTGCCGGTCCGTACAAACTGGCCGACCGCGTTCTCGGCCGACTGGAAGGCACCGACGAGGCTCTGGCCGATATCGCCGCCGATCTCGCGCGCCTTGCTGGCGTAGTCAGACAGTGCCGCCGTGACCGCCTGCCAGCCGGTGACGGCGGCCTCGGTGTCAGGTTCCGAAGCAGCGGCAGCAGCCCCGGCCGCCGTACCGGCACCCGTGGCGGCGCGACCTGCATCGTCAAGCGCTATCTCCAGCCGCTCGGCAGCACCGGTGGCTTCGGTCAGCGCATCGGCACTGGCCTCGTCGGTGCCGCGCACGGCATCGCGAAGCGCCTGCCAGCTTTCGAGGGGCGCGCGGACCCCCTCGGCCAGATCGCGGGCCGCCCCGCGGTAGAGGTTCGCGGATTCGAGCGCGCGGTTCGCCGCCTCGGTCAGGCCGAGATCGGGCGCAGTCAGCGGGTTGTCCTCGAAGGCCCGGTCAAACGCCGCCTGCGCCGCTGTCGTGGCAGCACTGGCCGCGCCCTCGAAGCGGTTCTCGATCTCGCCGAGGTCGAGGTCGGGCACCAGCGAGATGCGCCGCTCCGACCCGAGCGCTTCCAGCCCCTGATTTATGCCGCCGATGAAGCCGTTGATGCGCGAGACCACGCCGTTCAGCATCGCCTCGACGCCGTCGACCAGGCTGTTGGCCGCCTGGAACGCCAGATCGCCGATGGCGGCGGGCAGCAGACCCCAGACCGCCTTGATCGCCTCGTAGGCGCCTTCGAAGGTGTTCGCGGCCGTGTTGCCAAAACCGACGACACTCTCGATGGCGCTCTGCATGCCCGAGGCCGCATCGGCCTTCAGGTCGAAGAACATCGCCGTGGCGGCGGCACCCGCCGCCGCCGCGCCCATTCTGATCCGCTCCCAGACCTCGACGGCGAGGTCCTTCAGGAGCGACATCGCTTCGCCGAACCCGCCCGCACCCGAGACGAGGCGCGTGAACTGGTAGACGAGCTCGCCGGCGCCGACGATCAGCGCCCCGATGCCGGTGCGGATCAGCGCGCCGCGCAGGACGACCAGCGCCGTGGCGAGGCCACGGACGGAGAGCGCGGCAACCGCCATGCCAGCCACCCAGCGTCCCGCGAGGAAGGCCGCGAAGGTGGCGGCATAGGCGGTCAGGCGGCCAATGTTGTCGAAGAGACTGCGGATCGCGATGCCGAGCGGCCCGGTGCGGCTGGCGACCGCCGCCATGGCATCGGCGACGGCCTCCAGCGCAGGCGCTGCGGCGACGGCCAGCTGGTTCGACAGCCCGCGCCAGATCAGACCGAGGCGGGAGATCGCATCGTTCGTCCGCTCGATCTGGTGTACTGGGGCACGGTTTTGAGACAGCGCGCTGCGCTTGTTTTGCTGCCATCTTAACCCCCGTGGCGGCTTCGGGTTCAAGGGCTTTTTGTTCAGCCCTGATCTGATCGGGTG